TTGTAACTTATCATAAACACAAGACCCAGAAGTAGAAACCAGTGCCAGAGCTGCATTTAGACTCGCCGAGTTTTTTAGTTGGCATAAAGAACGCCTCCAAGGCCGTTCTGGATGCGGAGAATGTTATAGTTAACCGCGTACAAGTAGGCGTATGGGTATTTGAGGTTAGAATTGGTCATACCAAGAACGCCGTTGGTAAGCTGAGAAGGCACAACCAGACGGAAAGTGTCCAGTCGGCTAAAGTTCAAGGTACCTGTTGGCTGCAGCTTGGACGTGTCAAGGCAGTAGCTGATGATGGCGACATTGGCAACCGCCTGGTTATGACTGTAGCCGAAGGGTGTATTGTAATACTGAGGCATATCTACCCACTGAGGCAGGAAGCGGAACTCACCCACATCTACACCGTTTATCTGGGTCTTGAGCTGATAGTTATAGGCGTTCAGGGAGTTGGATCCGTTGGCCCACAGGGCTGAGTAGTTGGCAGCAGGAAAAGCGATGAACTTGATAGGTTGTGCCAGGGCAATCTCTTGTATAGTATTTGTGAGAATGTTCACACGAGTTACCTGGGTTATGAGGATATCTTGGGCCATCTTGGCGAAGTAATCGCGCTCGGGCTGGTCAAGATAGATGAAGCTGGCCCAGCACTGGTACTGCAGACCGGCATAAGTCAGGGGTGAGACGACGCTACCGTTGAAGAAGGCCGCGGTCGTTCCGGCCAGTACAGACGTCGTAGTCGTCGAAGCGTACGAAATGGTCACATTACCGTTTGCGATGTTCGAAACGCTCGACACGTATGCTGGGCCGTTGACGGGAAGACCAGCGACATACTGCCCGAGCCGGACACCAGACCCAGACACGGGGCTCGTGAAAGTGTTGAAGGTTAGGGCAGCGGAAGTACCACTGACCGTAGAGGCTAGCGGTACCTGGGCAGACACCACGGGGGCGTAGATATTGGCAACGAAAGATCCACCCGAACCGAAGGTTCCAGTGATGATATTTGCAGATGCGATATTTGCAAAAGCAACCGTGACGTTCGAGCCGCCGTAGCCCACGTTGGACACGGACTGGATGACGGCTGTGTTCGTCTGCAGGTTGGTGTTGGGTCCCACGATCATAGAACCGGGAAAGACCGGGCCGGTCGACTGTTGGAAGGTGACGTTGGCGGTGTTGGCCCCAGCGACTATGGCACCGGTAGACAACACGTTCGCCGTCGCCTGGGGATATTCACTCAGACCTGGCAAGTTGGTCGTTCCAAAGTTGATGGTCGAGTTGAGATTGGTCGACCATGTGATGCGCAGCTCGACGTCATGATACTGCAGGGCCACCAGGGGTAGAGAAACAGACCAGTCCTTGCAGAAAAAGAATTTGAATGGATAGAACACATTCGTCTGGTTGGTTACACCAGAGGTGTTATTGTTCAGGTATCGGCTTGAAAAAGTCTGAGCACCAGTTACGGGCTCTATATCCGTCGAGTACTCGAAATCATGCGTGTCGATGACCTGACCACCAATCATTAAATCGACCTTGTCTATCACCTTTGACCAATCCAAATTGTTAATAGCCGTACCATTAGAATCACGGGCAGTAAGATACATGTAGCTTATCAAATCTCCCTTCTTCTCGATACGGATAGTTGAGATGCCACTGGCACTGGGTTGACCCTGAATGATCTGTCTCTCCAGTGAGTGGGCTGAATGAGTGTACCGCTTATAATTTGAACGAAAAAATGAAATCTCGGGTTTGCCAGAGAGCCAGGCGTCCTGTGCACCTGTTGCGACAAGCTGAGCGATACCGCCGCTCATTTACTTTTGGTCTATATTTTTTACCGAAGTCTAAACCACAGAGAGAGGGGGAAGGGCAATCTGGTTTTTCTCGAGCTGCCGGATAGCCATGTCGAGATTTTTATCGTTAGAAAGGGGGTTCGAATGACCCCTCTTCTCGTCTAATTTGTAGAATTCCGAATCTTTGTACTGCTGAAACCGGCCCCCATCCATATGCGGAACTGGGAAGGGAATCGACTCGGAGCGGAGCTGCGATGCTGCTCCGACCTGGTTGACTGGGTTCTGGCGAACATTCATACGCTGTCCGTTTCCTGCCCGGTCAGGCTTTGCCCGAAGTCCACTCGAACGGGTAAGTCCCGTATCCGTATAAGCCTTAGACCCAGTTGCGTAAGGCTGAGCCACATTGTACTGACCAGGACCGGTCGAAAGAGTGTCCTCGCGCGCCCCGGTCTGCTGGCGAATGGTCGAACGCTCACCCTTCAGGAAACGGGGCCGACCTTCAGGACCCGTAATGGCGCCACCCTGACCCCCTCCTCTATTCTGAGTTGGAGGGCGGTACCATGCCTTGGAATCCTTGGCTTCGTGCGTAATCTCACCGATCCCACCAGCTCCTCCACTCTTAATGATGGCCGCCGGAGGTCCGGGCAGTCCATTGAGTGTCGTGAGGCGCTCCTCATTGATGTTATTGGGGAGGGCTCGGAAAAAGGAATGGAAACCACCTGTAGCCGGAATGTTCGGATCGACTCCAAGACCTGGACCAACATTCATTCGCTCGATGGGCTGAAGGTTATTCATCTTATTCGTAATATTCTCACGAGCGTACAGATCATAGACGGGCTGACCATATGGAAAGCGGGTGTTGGTCTTGAGGGGCTCCTGGAAAGACTTTACAGCCTCCTTCTTCTGGAGACGCCAGTCGCCATATCTCGGACCAAGGTCTGGGGTCATTATTTTCAGATCGAAATAGTCGGCCGAGTGGTTTGCTGGGGTTGCCATGAGATCCGTGTCACGGCGGGTAATAGGCCTGGTGATTGGAGGCAGATTTCGCTCACGCTGGGTCGTGGGAGGCTCGTCACTCTCACGGTCAGCAAGTCGCTTTCCGGCATATACAAGACCCACGACTGCTGCAAGAGCAAACGGATCCATTATTAATTAGTACCGAGATTACTTTCCAAAGTAACGCTGGGCGAACCGAGTATTCTGGTCGTCGACAAAGGTACTGATAGGGTTCCATGACATTACACGCTGAGGCATATTCACGTAACTGTTTGGAAAGTCATACGGACGCTCCGTCATGTCCTTTTTCCAAGAGGTCGTAGATCGCTTACGAAGCTCACTCTCCACATCCGTTTTATCAGCCAGGACCACCTGAGCTGGGCCGATCCACACACCCTTCTCGAGGACTAGGCCACTTGTATCAAGACGAGACATATTAATAGATACTGGGAAAAAAGTATAGGTCCATAGTAAATGCCTTCACTTCCTGGTCCCAAGCCCAAGTCCAAAACGCCCCAGCGCGGTTCGGCTCCGGCTCGCCTGGCTGCATCTCCAAACCCCAAATATCGCAGGACGCGTTCAGCCTCACCAGGTGTTCGCATCTGGAAGGGACCTCGGCGCGCGTCCCCGCGCCGGGCTCCACGCTCAAGCAAGCTTATGCGTATGCTTGTCGCTGCACTGTCTGTGGGCGCCATCGGGCGTGGTAACACTCCTAAATTCACTCCCCGGTCCCGAACTGGTCTGGTCCCATATCCTTACGGGAGCTCTGGGTACGGCCGTAACACCAATCTCTCTAAGACGTACTATACCGGGCCTCTATCGTCCGTTTCTGTCATAGAGCGTGTACGGGCTCCTAAACGCTCTTTTACAGGAGGCCGCAAGATGTTTCCCGGGCGTCAAGCACCTGTGAAGTGGTATGCACCAAATGTCATTCGCGCGAATCCTCCTCGCAAGTTTGGGATGGCTCGCAAGAACCGCGTATCAGCCGTCTACCCTGTAACAGATGCACGTGGAATTCAGGCCCTTAATTTGGCCGGATTTAAACTGCCCCGTTCTGTACTGAACCAGGCACGTCATGGGAAACCAATCGTAGGAAATACAAAGGGTCCTATGATTGTTCTCGAAAAGCTCCGAAAACTGGAGAAAAAACTGATAGCCTTGCCAAAAAGTAAATAACTAGCCGCTTTATGCACCCTTTCCGGCGCCACCGTTACCTGCACGCATCTGGTTCGATTCGGGGAAGTGGAAGTTGAAGTTGTCCGGGTCGCATGCGGCGCCCCCTTGGTCCTTGCACATTGGTGCAAACTTGTGACCGAATGAGGCTTCGGCAAACCCGGTCTGATCACTAGGTATGGTGGTTACGGCCGTTGTGTAAAAGTTGCGCTCGGCGTCACGGATACGCTCGAATGGGTGAATCTGGCTCCACTGCTGTTGAACCTCAGAGCGCACACTGGGGTACCAAGCTGCCGATGGACGGTCCGCGTTGTCTTTGTAGTCTGAAAGGAGCACGTTGCCCATGGGGTTGTCAAAGCTAGGCAGAGTCACTGGCTCGTGAAGAGGACCTGTTCGACGCCCAGATGTTATAGTCGAACGAAGCATCCCGTCCTTTATCAAGTTTGCGTTCCAGAGATAGTATAAGATAGCCAGTACAAGAATGCCTAGCGCAAATATACGCATGTCTCTGTTTATCAGATAAATAATACACACCGCGTAAATAACGAAACGTGTTGTGGCTAGCATTCGGTCCTTTGCTGACTGCTTCGAGGTTGGCCAAAATTCGAGTATCTTATCGCTCCGAAAAATATCTTTCGGATCCATTCTATTCTATACTGAGAAATGTTTTTACTTCTTACGACCCTTGGCCTTGGTTTTAGGCTTTGGCGGCGACATGAGTGACTGGAGGCCGCCGCCACCCATCATCTGCGCGAGCATGCTGTTCATTCCAGACATGAGAGCCTGCTCGTCAATAGCGCCATTCTCCTGGGTCTTCATGTTCTTGGCACATGCCTCGGCTGCGGACTCGATCATACTCAGAGTCTCAGGGGGGAACATATTAATGGTGTTTCCCAGAATAAACATTGTCTGGAGATACTGCCAGATGGCCTGCTTAGTGTTTTCGGTTGCATCTTCCATTGTCCATATGGCGTCGAGGTTCAGACGCTTTACAAACGGGTTTTCAGAAGTGAAGAAGGCGTCGTCCTTCTTCATAAGCGCGGTAGAATATGGACCAACCTCCTTCATAAACAAATCGAAAGTTTCTCGAGTTCGCTCAGTCTCGAGCATCTCTTTGACCGTTGGCTCCTCGGGGAAGGTCTGCACAAGCTCGCCGAGGAATTGACCCATCATTTCATTAAACGCCTTGACCGTAGTCATTTACTATATTTTGTCGCTTTTCCTTAAGTTAATAAGGCTCCTGTGACATTGGCTCATGAGAACCCTGGCCATTGCTCACGATGAAGTAAATTAGTAGCCCAACGAGAAATGCAGGCTTGAAGTATTCTGAGTTTTTCAGGACCCCCTCATTATTCATCTTGGCCTTTCCGTAAATGTAGGCGACCGTTGCAGCAGCGCCAAGAGCCGCGGCACTAAATGGCTCACGACAGTATTGTTCCATTCTATTAACTCATATAGAACTTATTTATGGTCAGGGTTGCGCGCCGAGCTTCTCAATGCGCTGAGGTCCTGGGGTCCTGGAGTCTGCCGCATCATCAAACAGGTTCTGCTCCATCTTAGGAATATTCTCAGGGGCGGGCGTTCCGCCCTCGACATGTGGAGGTGTCAGCCCCGCACTCGTCTCGACCACGTTACTGCCTCCTGGAGTCTGACCAAATTCCATATTCGAATGAGGCTGCTCTTGACTGTTGGGTAGAGGATCCTCATTCAGCATGTCTGGGTCTTCATCCTCTTCCTCGTCGCCTTCGTGATCGATATTCAGGTCTTCACCATCGCCCGGCAGAGATAGGTACGTCTTGAGAATCTCAGCCGTAGGCACAAGCTCCTCGATGACTGTCGTAATGTGCTTTGTGAACCGCTTGGTCAGATCCTCACTACGGGCACCCTCTGTGTTATTTTCGGTTATGATGAAGGGCGACTCGTACAGGTCCTTGGCGCACGCCTCGTAGCACCTCTGGACAAAGACGTCATTGGCGGGCAGCTTGATGCAAATCTTCTTTGACTCTTTTGACATTCGAATTGCGCTTAGAATCTTGACGTGGATGATGAAAACTGCGGCGAGCAGATTAGGAAAGAGAGGCTGATTTTTGATGATGGCTTCTGTATTTTTGAGTGAAATTGAAGAGTTCCATGTCTTGATGGCCCTGAGGAGTTCCTGAAAAACCTTGGTGTAATTCTTCGTCTTTTTCTCATCGCACTCCTTCTTGGCCTCGAGCCAAATTTCCCAGAATGCAGCAGTCATTACGGGAATCATGGCGTCACAGAGTTTCTTGGTGAAACGTCGTTCGGATTCGTTCAGCAGATCCATTTCTAGTTGTGCAGAACTTATTTGTTCTTGGCGACACGCAGCCTTTGAGCCGTCTTCTGAAGGTTGACGAGCCCGGGCAAAATGTCCATAGGCTCTGTTTCTTCTTCAGTGTCTAGTGCAATAGGTTTTTCCCATTTCACCTTGAGATCTACAGGGCCTACAAGTTCCACCACGTACCCTAGCCTGATGAGCTGCCGGGCCATATACACAACCGCCTTAGCGAGATCGTACTTTGGATAACCTATCACAAAGGGTGGTATGGTCAGGACCGCCTCTTTTCTCCCAAGTTCGTATGAAGTTCGAATTTTGCGAGAAAATTGATCAAGCATTGCTCGGTACGTTTCTTTTTTTACATTGGCTCGGGCTTTTTCCATACCCGCAACATCTCTGGCAGTCAGAGCCATCTATATTTTACTTTCAGTTTAGGATGTATATTTATACGCGGACAGTGGGGGAGTTGTGATGGGCTTGTCGGTTGCGTATTTGAGCTGAGAATCCAGGCTGTTCTGGATCTCCGCATAAGGCTGATACATATCAGCCTTGTACGCCTTGGCGTAATCCCCTGCTGCCACCTCACTACTCTTCAGAATATTGACAGTTCCATCCTTGTTTACCCGGGCATGTACATCCAGTTGGGTCCCGTAAAAATGCCGGGTGTCTAGGAACATGAAGCGCGACTTGTAGGTGCCATCCTCCTGATGATTTATAAAGAGGGTCTCAAGGGGACTGAGGTCAGGTGATGCAGACTGGATCTTTTCTATAATGACCTGAGTGATATCAGGCGAAACACGCTCAGCAGTCACAAACTCCTGAGTGTAAGTCGACTTGGGGCGCGAGCCGTTCCATATGAGAAAAAGACCTATGGCGGTCAGAATATATATGCTTAGGTCCCTCATATTACTACTGACTGCGAAAAAGTTCGGACCGAAAAAGGTGAGACCAGATTAACAATGGCCCTTCTGGTCTATTCAGAGAAATGCAAATGGTCTATGGAAATAATGCAGTTCATTAAGAGTCAGCCATCTCTGATAGAGATTGTCCGCTTTCATAACGTGTCTACATACGGTGTCCCTTCAAAGAAGATCACCAAGGTTCCGACCCTAGTAACAAATGACGGCGTCATGAAGGTGGGCGGCGAGGTCAAGGCCTGGCTGACATCCATGATACCATCTGAGTTTGAGTCGTGGGAAACGAGCCCCGATTTTGTTTCAAATATTGATGGGTCTGAAACTCCCACAATGTTCGAACTTGACAGATATGGAGAGTCCCTTCAGCCCACCATGACACCCGAACTAGAGGAGAGAATTGCCATGAGCGTATCTGATGCGTTTCAGAAAACCAGGACTTAGAGAATTGAAGTCCATAAAAACAAAGATGCACCTAAAGACCATTCAGGCCTCAGCCTTGAAGGGAGTTTTTGAGGTCCTCAAGGATATTATTAATGATGTTAATGTCTATTTCACCTCAAAGGGTGTTCAAGTA